CAAAGCAATGCACACTAGGATAATAGCTGAAACAGTTCCACAGTTGTAACTCGTTCGTTTGCATATCCGGCACACTGGCTCGATCATACGACTTTTGGAAAAACGCTGAGATAGGCAAACGCCAAAAGCACGCACCATTGGGTAGCATGATATTAAATAAGAGTGCGCGACCTGAAATAGAGACCAGACCAAAGATAACGCAGTCACTATACTCTCCTTGATGTTCTTTAAGATCATAAAGATACTCCTTCCTTATTTTGCAATAGATTGGTGGTATGTTTGCATTTAAATAAGCCATAATTTTTCATTATTTTATTTCACCCCAGTTAGGGCCTGATTCATAATCAACTTTATTAGGAACCTTTAGTTCTACTGCCTGTTCCATTATTTGTTTTATTTTAGCAGCTTGTGATTCTGATTCAATAGAAAAATCAAGTTCATCATGTATTTGTATATGACCTATTAAACCTTCTTTATATAGATCAACCATTGCTTTTTTAGTCATATCAGCAGCACTACCTTGAATTAATTTGTTTAATGCTTTGTAAGTAAATGCTCTTCTATGTCCATTTTTATACCAATAGTTTTTCTTTGGTTTACCATCTACATCTTTTTCTTGATCACCATTCTCATCTAATAAGTATGGTCCCATTTCTTTTAGTTCCTTCATTTTTTCATGATCTGCTGCAGGTACAAATGTACCCCAATCAGAACCTCTTAGAATTGGTTCGTACTTAGGAAATCTACAACGTCTACCCAATAAAGTTTTTATTCTACCTTTTTGTTGTGCAGCATTCATAACTCCACTCATTAATTCTTTTACAAATGGTACTCTACCATGATAAGTATTAAATAATTCATCTGCTTTTTCTTTTGATACAGCTAATTCATTTTGTAATTTAGCTTTACCCATTCCATAAAATAAACCTAAGTTAATTGTCTTAGCTTCTTTTCTATCAATCTCTGCCATGTCCGCAACAATTTGGTGAAAGTCAGTTGATGGATCATTTTCATATGAGTCTGCAATAACTTGTGCTGAATCATATTCAAATCTTAATGCGTAGTGTGCAACCAATCTTGGTTCTTGTTGTGAGTAATCAAACGTACCCCACTTACAACCTTCTTCTGGTATAAATAGTGATCTTATCAATGGACCTGTATCAGGATCTCTTGCTGGAATTTGTTGTAGATTTGGATTAGAATAACTAAACCTTCCTGTAACTGTTCCTCCATCATCAGATCTAATTTGATTTATATCTGCATGAATTCTACCTTTGTGTTCATGTCTTAATATTGTATCTATAAAAGTTGTTCTTACCTTGTTTATTTTTCTAGCTTCTGCTATCATGTTAACGACAGGATGATTATGTTTAGAAATAAAATTTTTAGTAAATGATGGTGCACCAGTTTTTTCAGTTACTTCGTAAGGTAAATTTAATTTTTGGAAAACTTTTTCAATTGATCTGGCAGCCCATAACTGAGTGTCTACTCCTGATTCTATTTTTATTTGTTGCAATAAGTTTTCTTCTTTTATTGCCAGTGCTGTTTTCAATTGATTGGCTTTCTCGATATCTACCCGAACACCTAGGTGGCGCATATCAACTAAACAAGGAAAAAGATCAGTCTCAAGATTAAATATATTCTGTAGATCTTCTTCTATAATTATTTTTTTAAATAAATGCCAAAGCTCTAAAGTTAGAGCTGCATCCTCTTCCGCATATGCTCCTACTTCACTTGCAGGCATTTTCCACATTTCAGCTTTAGGATCTAATCCACGTTCTTTCGCTGCATTAGTAAGTAATGATTCATTCTTACCTTTATTTAAATAGACCCAAGATAAAGAGTTTAATGTAAATGAAAATCTATTTTCATCAATGAGTGATGCTGCAACCATGGTATCAATAATTAAACCATTGATTTTTATACCTAAATTACGTATCCAACATACATCATACATTGCATTGTGAAATATTTTTGTAGCAGGTGATTCACATACATCTTTAAACCATTTCAATACCTGATCTCTAGGCATGTTAGGACCTTCACCATGTGCTATTGGAAAATAGTTTTTATACCCATCTACAGCTACAGCTATACCTACAACTTCACCATTACCACTTATGGCCCCTGAACCCTTACTCTTTAAATCAGGATCTCTGGTTTCTAAGTCAATTGCAATCTCATCTGCTTTTCTTAGATCAGGAAATTCTGTAGGTGCTACCCATTCTGTAGTTGGCATTAACATTATTTTTTCCTCTTCATGTCTTTCATCTTTTTAATTTCTAATTCACAGTAATGAATTATCTTTTCTATATCTTGTATTCCATTTTTATTCAAGTACCTACAAACGTATTTTACAACGTTGCCTTGAAAAAATGAGAGATTATTTTTTGAAATAAACTCATAAGGTTGAATGGGAAAATCTTTGTAATGAGATCCTCCAATTTGTTTATCTTCTGGAAACGCATCGTCAAACATATTTTTATCGCTCATTATTTTTTCCTTTCAAATTTACTGTTATTTCATTTAAACATTCTTCCGCATTACCATTGAATGTAAATATTTCATTATTTTTTTTATAGACAACAAAAAAATTGTCATCTGTTTTTTCTAACTTTATTATCTTAATCATATTTTCTCCTTTAAGTTATTTGTGGCAGTTGTTGGTTTAACGGATTGAAAAACAAAGGGAATCGCGATCCGAACCAACTTCCCTCGTTAGAGGAAGATGCTGCCACCCACCCCATAGGAAATGTCGCTATCCCGTTCTGTTTACACAGTTGTGTAATTCTATAATTTGTATGCATTAACTTTCTTTTTAGCTTTTAGTTTGTATAAATTATTTCTAGCACGTGTGATTCCTACATACCAAACTCTATGTTCTTCATCACTTTTATTTTTACTTTTACGTACTGCTTTTTTAATTTTATTTGGTTGATCTAAACAAAGTATTACATTGTCTTGCTCTCCACCTTTGAATGCATGTATGGTTGATATAAATATTCTAGCAGGTAAATCTAAATCTTCTCCATTCTCCATCATTTCTTTAATGTATTCTTTGTCTTCATATTCAACTTCTTTAAATGCATCAAACCAATCTAGATCTGGATCCCAGTCTTCCATTTTCTTTCCGATGTATTCTTCAACATCTTTCCATTCTTTTTCATCTAATATCTTTCCTCTACACCAAGAGTTATAATTAATATGTGCATTATATACTCTAACCTTAAAAGATTTTTCTTTCTTTGTTTGATAATATAAATTTCTTTCTCTTAATTCTTTTTTCACACTAACTAATCTACTAATAGTCCTAGTTAATATAACCCATCTTCCTGTTGTTAAATCTACATGATCTAAATTATTTATGTATTCACATTCACCTTCATAGTCTCTTGGATAATAATCTTTTTCTTTTCTTAATCCTTCTATTTTCTCAATAGGTATTTCTGATTGCTCTTGGACTGCTCTAGATATTCTTTTTGAATACTTTAAAACTTTTTCTCTATCAGCTTTTTGACTTATGAATCTATCTACATCTGCACCAGCCCAGGCAAAAATAGCCTGATCATCATCTCCTGCTAAATAAATATCATCTGTATATTCTTTTAGTTTATCAAATAGTTTCCACTGTAATGGTGATAAATCCTGTGCTTCATCAATAAATATAACTTTAAATCTAGGTAAAGATTCCTTATCAATTAATTGTTTTATCATGTCATTAAAATCTAATTTCTTTTTTACTCTTTTGTATTCTTTTAAATTGTCATCAATTGTTTTTAGTATCTTCCATTTAATTTCTTTTTTATTATGCTCTCCTCTATCGTATTCATCTCTAATACTAATATCTCTATTGATTGCTCTACCAATCATTTGAAAATATGGACTGTCACAGTTTAAATAATTAATATCTTCCTTGTTATATTTGTCATAATATTTTACTTTAACACCTATCTCTTTACCTATTGTTTCATAGTCTGATGGTTGCATGACTTTACTGTCATTTAATTCTAATTGATCATAGGCAAATGAATGTATTGTTCTAAAGAAAGATAACTTATCATTATCTGCAGGCATTCTATCTCTTGCTTCACCTGCAGCTTTTTTAGTAAATGCAAAGTATGCAATGTTATCTAAAGGTGTACCTATTCTAACATAAGCTTTAGCTCTGCTGATTAGTCTATATGTTTTACCTGTACCTGGTGGTCCATAAAATTTATATATCATTATACAATTACCTCTTCTGTAAAGTCAGCAGTCTCTTCTATATCTTCTTCTTCCTTATCAAATAGATACAAAGGCACAGCTACACATCCATTAACACCTGGATATGGTTTACCAGTCTTCTTATGTTTACCAGGAAATCTTTTCTTCTTACCAAACTCTGGTTGAGGTAATGAATCATCTTTTGTGTCAAACATTTTTTGAATCATGTGAGAAGTTCTTGATGAATCTTTTCTCCAACCATTTTCTTTTAGTTCATTATAAAATTCATCATAAACAAAGTAAGCATACACCTCATCTTTTAAAACATTACCACTTTCAAATGATGCATATGTTTTTGCTTGTGTACCATTTATATATTCTTTTAAATGTTTCTTTAATATCTCCATTGGTCTGGTCCCTGGAGCCGGTTGCACTGTATCAACAGTATCTAACAAAGCATTTATCAATGCATGAAAGTCCAAAGGTTTTATAGGAGGTGGTAATACGTTTACTTGCGCCATTATTAAACTACCTAATTCTTTTTGATCTCTAAGTTGTGTTACATTTTTTGCATGCACTACAACAGACTCACCTGTTTTATTTTCTACTGTAAAATAATACTCAGGGTCTGGTTTAAAATCTACTTTGATTAGATTAGTCATCATTGGCCAATCAATTTTTTTATCAGAGATAACACCAAATCTTCTTTTAACACATTCAGACTTAACACAAACTGGTGCAAGTAATTGATCATTACAAGTATGACCTTTTGTATCTTTCTCCCAGTTTTTTATTTTCTTTTTAATATAATCATCAGTCCAGGTTTCATTGAACTCAAAATAATTTCTACCTGCTTGCAATACTTTCTTAGCCCAATCATCAGCGTATTTCTTTTTAGCAAACACCATGTAGTTATATAAAAATCTATCTCTACCATCATCCATTTTTTCTTTAGATAATATTTCTAAACATGGTGGACCATCTTTAAATTCTTCTGCACCACCAGTAAGTTCTGTTTTAATTATGTTATCAGATATTTCTTTTAGTTTAGTTGATGTCATTAAATTCATTGCAACAACTTCTAAAAATAAATCTAATGTCATTTCTTGACCTGATGGATCTAATGCAACTCTTTCATTTTTATTAAAGTATGGAAGATTAATAAAGTTACCATTTACTTTTTGATCATCTGTATTAGTTCCTAGTCTAGTTTGTTTAGGAAATATCTCTGTTGTAATTGGTAGTTTAAATAAAAATAATACTTGTTCTAAAAAATCTTTTATTACTTTTGCTTTTACTAATTCCTTAGTAAATATATATAAATGAAGTCCACCACTTTTAGATTTAATAGGTATTAGTGGTAATTGTTTTTGTTGAATTGTATCTAAATAAAATTTTATATCTAAATTTTTATATACTTTAGGATCAATATCTATCGCACCAAATCTAGCTAAACCGTCATCATCACAAGGTTGTATACCTATAGATTTAGTTCCATTTAAATGTTGAGTATAATCTTCTTCAGTAATTAATTTTCCTGACCAACCATAGTCGCCAGGATTAAATTTTAATTTACCTGTATCTGGATCTTTGTAACCATTGTTAATATTACAAAAACCAAAATTTCTTTTTAAGCCTGTAAAATATTTTATAAAGTCTTTCATAATTTCCTATGTTATGATTAATAAAGAGGCGACTTCACTCTCGCGCAATCGCCTCTCCTCTAGAGTATTCACTTAGTGAATTAGATAATCTCTTCAGTTGGTTTAGCACTCTTCTCTTCATACTGAGGTTTTGCTGCACCTTTAGACACAGACTTTTGAAGTTCTTGTGCCATTAAGTATAACTGCGCATCAGCATCAACAGAAACATCTAATGCTCTGCTCATTGAAGGTTTATATACATGCCAACTCTTACTACCTGCAACTTTACCAACAGTTTTTAAATTATAAACTGCTGCATATGCTGCCGGATTGTAAACACCTTTTTCATCTTTGAATCTTAGATTCTTAATCAACTGATTCAATTCTCTTGCAGGTGTTAAGTTAGATGATCTCATAGTAATTACCGCAGGTCTAGGTTCATCACCTAATACCACCACATAAAAGTATGCAGTCTTTTCTAAGTAGTTACCATTTGATAGTCTCCACTTACCATTTCTTTCTTCCTTTGCATCTGAAGGAATTGAAAGGTGAGTTGTGACTGGAGGAGCTGCTGTATCTCCCATCTCTTGCCATTCTGGATATCTTGTTTGCACGTGTGCAACTAATATATCCACGCCTTTGTCACCATCTATTAATGTACCAAGACCTTTAGCATAGATCATACCAGGTTGTGAACCTTCTACGTACTTTGCATTGCTCTTGTTACACTCGGGCGATAGTTGGTGTAGGATTTTCAAGATCGGTGTTGACATATCATCCGATTTGATTTCTTCACTACCTTTCCCAGAATCACTTCTAAGACTGATAGTTGCCAGTGCGCCTGCACTGTTCTTCTTCTCGATAGCTGTATTAGCCATAATATAACTCCTTATATTTAGTTATTGGTTTATTTTTTATTTTTTAAATACGTTTGATTTCCATCGAACGTATTGAATAGTTCTTCAGGAACTTCATGACCTTTGTCTTTC